GTTGGCAAGTCCACAGACTTCTCTTTACTACAGTCTCCAAGTAATGGGTGACGTTCAAGACAAGTCTGATGCCTATGCCGCATTGGATGATGGTGACGTTACCGCATACCTGGAGTCTCTTCTCAATGATCCTGCTCCTGATTGTAATTGCGGCGAATGAACCCCTATCAAAAACTACTAGATCGTAAACGGAAGTGGTCTCCGGTACAGACCACAGCTGGGAAGCTTCGTGAAGGTGCGGAAGAAACAATCTACCGTGCCTTGGCAATCCGCCACATGGAACTTCCCGTTGGAGATTTTATTACTGATGCACTAAAGAATGAAGTTCCAGACTTGGCGAGGGATCTCCTTCAATCCAATATCAAGGACGAGGAAAATCACGACCTTGCACTCGGTTACATCGCCAACGCTATCGGCATTGATGAAAAGGCTGAAGCCGAAGCGAAGCGTCTTCGGGACGCCTGGATTGCTCATCCAGATCACACGATCCTCAAGGCACTTGTTGCCGAGCGTGCAATTTTCTTTGTGCTCCTCCCATTCTTCAGATTTTGCGGTGATGCTGGTCTCCGAACAGTAAGCGCTGATATCTCTCGTGATGAACAAGTCCATGTGGCAGCGAATAGCCTGGTATGTACTGAGCTTGGTCTCGATTGGAGTCCTTCTCTCGATCGCCTCAGGAAGGCAACCGTTAATTGGGTGCTTGAACCTCTAGGTAGAAACACTGAGGTCAAATATTTGGACAGAAAATTTTGGCTGGATTCGAGTGACTCTCTGATGTATCAAGGCAAGGCACCTGAATTGTCTGACACACGTAGAGGAAGGATGCCGGCGTTCTTTGAACATGCAAACACCAATCTCCCTCAGTATGCTTGAGACCTCGGGTCTCCAGCTTCAATCCATCCTTCAGGAATTGGAGGATAACTTCCCACCAACTAATCCCCACCCGGATGATCCGACCAATCTCATAATGTACCGCTCAGGCCAACGTTCAGTGGTCGAGTGGATCAACCATCGTCTCACTGAAGAATACAATGGCTAAGAAGCTAACAATTAACCAAGCCGCAAAGAACGGAAGCATCAATAGACAAGAAGCACAACAGCTTATCAGCCAAGGCGTCAGCGCTTCTCGTATTCAGAATGTAGCTTCCAATCAAGGCGCAACAATTCGATCAGGTGCTAGTAATGTTTTGAGTTCTGCAGTTAATACTGGAACGTCTCGACCCGCAACTGCACCTGCGGCACAATCGACATCAGCACCAAGCGGACCACTTGCTCAATATGCGAACAACGGAAACTTTGGTGGAACTGCATTTTCAAATGCACGAAATGCAGGTATGACAGAGCAACAGATTCGGGATGCCATCCCTAGCTCTGGCCTCACGATTGGGCAAGGTGTGCAGACAGCTCTGAATCCTGGCCAATACGATAGCAACTGGGCAGCAAATACTAAGGATCCTCTTGTAAAGCAGGGCTATTACGGAAATGGCTTGGCTTCTCAAGACGGTAATAATTATAAGTCGCAGGCTTATGTCCTTCCGTTTGCTGTCGAGTCTGGTATTGGACCTGGGAAAAATGTTCTATTCATGGCTGATCCAGGTCAGAACAACAGCTCGTATCAAGATCGGTTGAACTTCTTGACTGGTACATTTGGAAATAGCAAGATTGAAACTCCTGGTGGAGCTGGTGCTGCCACTCCAGGCACACCTGCTGCTTCTGCTGAAAATGTAAGACGCAATACCAGCTACAAGGATGTGAAGAATATCCGACAAGGACTTGCAATCGGTAGCAACTCAACGATTAGCAATAAAGAGGCTAACCGTATTGCCAAGAATACTGGTCGTACCTATGATCAGGTTCTTGCAAAAGGTCTTGAGCTAGGGTTTGATGTAAGCGCTAAAGCTGCAAACAGATCTAACAAGCGGTACAACAGCAGCTTGCCTATGCAGGTTGCTCCAGATAGTTTCTATGGGCAGCTCCTTGCTAGTAAAGATCCCCTAGCAGCAATGCGTAACCAGAAAGTAAACAAGGGCTACACCTATCAAGGAGTAGCTGTTAAGGATGGTCCTGGACTGTTTGGTAGGAAGAATACATCTGGTGTAAATCCACTTGGTATCCGAACAACGCAAAGTAGTGGAGGTGGAGACAATCCTGTTCCTACCAATACGGGTGGTACAGGAACTACCAGCGCAGCATCCACACCAACAGAGGTTGCTACACCTGAACTTCCACTAGAGGATCTCAAGCAAGAGACCGCTATGACTGGTCCTGGAGGACTGTTAGGTGGTGGTGCTGGTGCAGCCGGAGCCGCCGGCCTTCGACGTGCTCGTGGTCGCCTTCGTCAGCTTGGTATTCAGAACCGTGGCACAGCTCTCTTGGGCCGTGGTCTTCAATATGGAAACGCACTTAATCGCTAATGACTGCAAAATCACGGTATGACTATTTAGCAAGTGACCGTTCTAATTTTCTAAACGTAGCAAGACAGGCTGCTGATCTTACTCTTCCTTACCTCAATCGTGGTGAAGAGGAGTGGGTCAAAGGAGCACGTCATCTACCTACACCATGGCAAAGCGTTGGTGCAAAGGGGGTAGTCACTCTGGCATCCAAGTTGATGCTGGCACTACTGCCTCCGCAAACCAGCTTCTTTAAGCTCCAGGTAGATGACAGTGCACTGGGTACAGACTTCCCGCCGGAAGTGAGATCTGAGTTAGATCTTTCCTTTGCGAAGATCGAACGTACAATCCTTGAATCCATTGCTGCTTCCAGTGATCGTGTCGTGGTACACCAAGCACTGAAGCATCTGGTGGTGACTGGTAATGCGTTGATCTTCATGGGAGAGAAGCAGCTCAAGCTGTACCCCTTGAATCGCTACGTTGTAGAAAGAGATGGCAACGGTAATGTGCTTGAAATAGTTACAAAAGAACGCATCTCAAAGAAGCTTCTCATGAAGGTTCTCCCCATGGCTGTGCCCAATGACGTGGCAGGCACTGAGGCAGAACGGAATGATGAGGCAGACATCTACACACACATCCGCCGCGACAACAACAGGTTTGTCTGGCATCAAGAATACGAAGACAAGATCATTCCGGGTTCAATGGGCAAAGCACCCATCGAAGCAAACCCCTGGCTTGTTCTTCGGTTCAACACTGTTGATGGTGAAGTCTATGGTCGTGGTCGAGTAGAGGAATTCATCGGAGATCTACGCTCCCTTGAAGCACTCTCTCAGGCCCTTGTAGAAGGCTCTGCAGCAGCCGCTAAGGTTGTCTTCGTAGTGTCGCCCTCAAGCACCACCAAACCAGCCACGTTGGCCCAGGCAGGCAACGGTGCCATCGTTCAAGGAAGACCGGATGACATTGGTGTTGTCCAGGTTGGAAAGACTGCTGACTTCCGAACTGCATTTGAAATGATGCAGCAGTTGGAACGTCGGTTGTCTGAAGCATTCCTCATCCTTTCTGTAAGGCAGTCAGAACGTACAACTGCTGAGGAAGTACGGATGACTCAAATGGAACTGGAACAGCAACTCGGTGGACTATTCAGTCTACTGACGACTGAGTTCCTTGTTCCGTACCTCAACCGTAAGCTCAGTGTCTTCCAAAAGACTGGACAGATTCCACGTCTGCCAAAGGACATTGTTAAGCCAACTATTGTTGCTGGTGTTAATGCACTGGGTCGAGGACAAGATCGAGAAAGTCTTGGTTCATTTCTGCAGACCATTGCACAAACGATGGGACCTGAAGCTCTTGCGAAATACATCAACAGTGATGAAGTAATCAAACGTCTGGCTGCTGCTCAAGGCATCGATGTTCTGAATCTTGTCAAGAGCGTTGATGAGATGAAGCAAGAACAGATGCAGAACATGAGTATGCAGAAAGACATGATGCTTACTCAACAGATTGGTCAGTTGGCGAAGACACCGCTACTGGATCCTAGTAAGAACCCACAAGCAATGGAGATGATCAATGGACAAGGCAACACCCAGCCGTCCCCAGAAACAGAAAACCAAGCCAGTAACACCCCCGTTATCGGCTGAAGACAGAGAACTCTTTGATGAGTCCGGAAACAAATACGCACCACGTACCAAGATCGGAAAAGCAACCATTGGAGTCCCCAATCGTGTTGAACGAGTTGGTCTTGGAAATCTGAAAGTAATTACCACCAATGGCTACACTGACCTACGATCCGACTGAAGCTCAAGACGGTGAATTCTCTGCAGAAGAACTTGATTCACTTCAAGTGGGTGAAGCTCTTGAGGAACAACAGCAACAACTGCTTGCTGGTAAGTTCAAAGATGCTGAGGATCTCGAACAAGCCTACATTGAGCTGCAACGTAAACTTGGAAATCGAGAAGAAGTAACACCCGAAGAGACTGAGCAAGAACCAGTCGAAGAAGTTGAACAAGAAGTTGATACAAGCTTCTTGGATCGACTGTGGGAAGAGTCTCAGACTGACTACTCTGAAGAGACACTGCAACAACTGCAGAGCATGGATCCTGCTGATCTTGCTCAGATGTACTTGGACTTCCGATCTCAAGTAGAGGAAGGAGGACAGTCAGAAACCATCAGTGCAGAAGATGTATCAACTCTTCAAGGTATTGTTGGTGGTGAAGAACAGTACGGACAGATGATGGCTTGGGCACAAGAATCACTGTCTGAGCAAGAGATTCAGATGTACGACTCTGTGATGGAGCGCGGTGATCCTCTTGCCTGTTACTTCGCTGTAAATGCGCTTGCATTCCGGTTCCAAGAAGCACAAGGTTATGACGGTCAGATGCTGACTGGCAAAGCTCCTACTGCTCAACAGCAAGGGTTCCGTAGCCAAGCAGAACTTGTGCGGGCAATGAGTGATCCTCGTTATGACAACGACCCTGCATACCGTGCAGACGTTGCTGCAAAGCTGGAAGCATCTGATCTTAACTTCTGATGAACGACACAACCATCTTGGCTAAGGAACCACCCATGTACACCGACAAAGATTACACAGTGCCTCACAACGAACGTGCAGAACTTCTCAATGGTCGCCTGGCTATGCTTGGCGTTATTGCAGCTATCGGCGCTTACGCTGTTACTGGACAACTGATCCCCGGTATCTTTTAACTTATAAGTCCCCCTTTTAATGCGCGTTTATTAGGGGGACTAGTAGGAGTTAGCAATATAAAGTCCTTCGCTTTATTATTATGATTCCTATTCTAACTACTCTGTCAGTCATTAGCTCGTGGTATGGGCCAGGTTTCAACGGTAACCTCACAGCTAATGGTGAACGGTTCAATCAACAATCCCTTACTGCAGCGCACAAGACACTCCCATTTGGAACACGCCTACAGGTCTGTTTCAAGAGGTGTGCCGTTGTTCGGGTAAATGATCGTGGACCCTACATACATGGAAGGTCACTCGATCTCAGTAAAGGTGCGGCTGATGTAATCGGTCTCACTGGCTCTGGAGTTGGACGGGTAAAAGTAACTCGACTTAACTAACTTCAACAAATGACTGCAACAATCGCAGCACCACGCTCTCAAGAATCGTCTTGGGAGCGTTTTTGTACTTGGGTCACTTCGACCGACAACCGTCTTTATGTTGGGTGGTTTGGGACACTGATGATTCCGTGTCTCCTTGCAGCCACCATCTGCTTTGTAATTGCATTCATTGCGGCTCCACCAGTTGATATTGATGGCATCCGCGAACCTGTCGCAGGGAGCCTTCTCTATGGAAACAACATCATATCGGGAGCCGTCGTTCCGAGCAGCAATGCCATCGGACTTCACTTCTACCCAATTTGGGAAGCTAATTCACTTGATGAATGGCTCTACAACGGGGGACCGTTCCAACTTGTGGTCTTCCACTTCCTCATTGGCATCTATGCTTACATGGGACGCGAGTGGGAACTTAGCTATCGACTAGGGATGAGACCCTGGATTTGTGTCGCATACTCAGCACCCGTGGCTGCTGCCTCTGCTGTGTTCCTGGTGTATCCCTTCGGTCAGGGCTCCTTCTCGGACGCCATGCCCCTGGGTATCTCCGGCACCTTCAACTACATGCTGGTGTTCCAGGCTGAG